CTGCTGACAGAAATGAAAGACAATGAGAGCGCGATTATAGAAGTGGCAGAAGACGCCAGCATCAGCGGCCAGTTCTATGATTACCTAGAAGAGTTCTGCGTCCATCTACAGAAAGCCAACGACAAGGAAGAAATCCTGCTCAAGCGGCCTTGGACAGATGAAGAGTCCGGCATCACTATGTTCCGGCTCAAAGACTTTGAAGCCTTCCTCAAGCGCAACAAGTTTTTTGAATACAAGTCACACAAGATCGCCCAGCGTCTACGCGACAAGGGCGGCGAAAGCAAACTGTTGAAGATTAAAGGCAGGCCTGTCCGTGTGTGGCAAATCCCATCCTTTGAAACAGCCGAAGTTGAGTTCAACACGCCTAGCTTTGGCGGCAACCAGACGGAGGCACCCTTCTAATGTTACTAGCAGATGGATTTAATGACGCCGTCATCGGCACAGGAGAACGAGCAGGTCAGCCCACAATAGTGGTGTATGACTTTGATAGATGCGTGGCAATTCTATGCGAACGGGACAACATGAGCATAGATGAGGCTGTGGACTATATGTATTTCAATGTCATCGGCGCGTGGATGGGTGATGAAACCCCCATCTTCATGCGTCACGTTAACAGCGTCGAGGACTTAACCGATGTTGACTAGGAATCAGGAAATTTACAAAGAACGGGTGGTTGAAAAGCGCACTTTGCAATCCGTCGCGGATAAACACGGTGTATCCCGTGAGCGGATCAGACAAATTGTTGCCACCATCGAAGCCAGAGAAAGCCTGCTGAAGTCTTTCCCAGAAGTGCCTGTCTATGTCAAAGACATCCCGTGGAGGGTTCGCACATATAACTGCCTGTGCAACGAAAACCTAACGCCGATGTTCCTAGCGGAGTTTGTCGAATACGCCAGAAGAAACGACCTACGCAGGATACCAAATCTAGGCAAAGTAAGTCTGCGCGAAATTAAAACAAACTTAGCCCAACACGGTTACGAGTTGCCCGATGGATACTAAGATATTCCGTATATACGGCCCGCCCGGAACCGGTAAGACTACAGCCCTGCTTAACAAAGTGGACGAAGCCCTGTCTTCCGGCGTCAACCCTGCCCATATCGGCTACTTTGCCTTCACCCGCCAAGCGGCTAACGAAGCCAGCGAACGCGCCTGCACACGCTTTAACTTTGAGCCAGCACAACTGCCGTGGTTCCGCACCCTGCACAGTTTTGCCCTAAAGCTGTCCGGTATTCGCCAAGAACAGGTCATGCAACCAGAGCACTACAAAGAGTTAGGCCACGCTATCGGCCACGACCTTGTGGTGGACAGCCGGTCAATCAGCGGCGAGGAAGTGTTCGACCTGAACAAAAACAACAACCCCATCATCAGCCTGCTCAATCTGGCACGGCTACGCAAAATTGATTTGCGGCAACAATATGACGAAAGCGAACTGGACATCGAATGGAGCACCGTCAAGTATGTCTCCGACTGCATGATGGAATATAAAAATAGGTTCAGCCTCTACGACTTTACCGATATGCTAGAGGTGTTTGTCCGTGACGGCGCAGGGTTTTGTCCCCGTCTTGCTATCACCTTCATTGACGAAGCGCAGGACTTATCGCCCCTACAGTGGGATGTAGCCCATGTGCTAGAGCAGCACTCCGACCGCATCTACTGCGCGGGCGATGACGATCAAGCTATCTACCGCTGGGCAGGTGCCGATGTCGAACACTTTATCGGCCTCAATGGCGGCTACGAAGTGCTTGAGCAGTCCTACCGTGTGCCAGCCTCCGTCCATCCAATGGCAGAGCGCATTGCAAAACGCATCAAACGCCGCGTACCAAAGACCTACCTGCCACGCGAAGAAGCAGGCAAAGTGCAACGCATCCCTAGCACCGGATATATAGATTTTGCGGAGGGTTCGTGGCTCGTGCTGGCTCAAGCCGGTTATTTTCTTGATGCCGCTACCGAAGACTTAAAAAGCCGCGGTTTTCTGTTTAGTCGTAATGGAAGACGGTCTATCTCAGAGAAACTGAGCGAGGCCATCAACGGCTGGGAACAACTGAGAAAAGGCAAGAGAATTACGGGCGAGGCCGCACGAGCCATCTACAGTTATATGTCAGTCAATGACAGAGTCAAGCGCGGATTTAAGAAACTGCCCGCCCTAGATGATGACGAAACCGTAAGCCTCGAAGAACTGACCGCGAACCACGGCCTTCTAGCCACCATCGACATGATATGGCACGAGGCTATGGATAAAATGCCAAGCGGCGAAAGAGCATACATCACGGCACTTTTGCGGCGCGGAGAAAAGTTTAATGCCATACCCCGCATAGCACTGTCCACGATCCACGGCTCTAAGGGCGGGGAAGCCGACAATGTCGTTCTATATACCGATCTATCACCGGCGGCATCAAAGGCCGCTGAGACGGCTCCAGACGACTTGCATAGGGTGTTTTATGTCGGCGTTACACGCACCAAGCAAAACTTGTTTCTGGTGGAGCCGGAGGATATGAATAGGAGTTACTGGATATGACGCAGTCCTTAAAAGAAAAATGGTGGGAGTTCCACAAACAAAACCCCCATGTTTACGAACTGTTTGAGCAGTTTACTTTTCAAGCAATTAACGCGGGCTTTGAAAATTATTCTGCCAATGCAGTGTTTGAAAGAATACGGTGGCACACAGACATCGAAACTAAAAGCGACGGTGGATTCAAATTAAGTAACAATCACCGCGCTTACTATGCTAGGTATTTTCATCACCTTAATCCAGAATATGACGGGTTTTTCAGAACCAAAGCCATAAGTGAGCATTGGAATGGTTAGGGTTATAACAAACATTCTAATCTTCCTGAAACTGCCCCTGCAAATAATTCTGGGGGCATACATATCCTTCGTCCTGATAGCAATGACCATTGCTTACTATGAACACAAAAAGAATGAGGCATCACATGAAGCGCGACCAACTATTACACAAAGCTGAAGAACTGATTAACGGCGACCGCGCCAAAGAATATGGCGATGCCAAAAAAAACTTTGATGACATAGCCAAGCTGTGGTCTGTCGTGCTCGAAGTAGAAATCACGCCTCAACAGATGGCGTTGTGCATGATTATGGTGAAGGCCGCACGGCTGATGAAAACCGACCATGAAGATAGCTGGATCGACATTGCAGGATATGCGGCACTAGGCGGAGAAAAATAATGGCACTACAGATGACAATGTTCGGCCCGAAAAGCGAATGGGTTCCGCCCGCAGAACTGCCCGACATCTTCGATGCCAAGCAAATCGCAATAGATGTCGAGACCCGCGACCCAAACATCAAGACCAACGGGCCCGGATGGCCTAGTGGTGATGGTGAGGTGGTGGGCTACGCTATAGCCGTGGCAGACTGGGCTGGATATATCCCCATCCGTCATCTAGGTGGCGGCAATCTGGACGAGCGCATTGTCAACAAATGGCTGAAGAAAGTATTTGAGTGCCCTGCCGACAAGATCATGCACAACGCACAATATGATGCGGGCTGGATTAAGCGCATGGGCTTCACGCTCAATGGCCGCATTATCGACACAATGCTTATTGCGTCCCTGCTAGACGAAAACCGTTTCAGCTACAGCCTGAACAGCCTCTGTTACGACCTGCTTGGCAAAATTAAGACAGAGAAGACGCTACAGGAAGCCGCCAGAGAGTTTGGTCTCGACCCCAAAGCAGAGATGTGGAAGATGCCCGCTATGTATGTCGGGCCGTATGCACAGAACGACGCGGAGATCACGCTTGATCTATGGAACTATCTGGCTACGCAACTGACCAAAGAAGACCTCTGGCCTATCGCTAACCTCGAATTAAAACTCCTGCCGTGCCTGATTGACATGACTTGGCGCGGCGTCCGCGTTGACCAAGACCGCGTCGAGCGCACCAGAAACCACCTTATTAAGCAGGAAAAAGAAATCCTGAAGCAGATTAAATCTGTAGCAGGCGGCGATGTGGAACTGTGGGCGGCGGCATCTATCGCTAAAGCTTTCGATAAATTAAGCATCCCCTATCCAAAAACAGAAAAGGGCGCACCGTCATTTACCAAAGCGTTCCTGACCGACCACCCGCATGAACTGGCGCAGTTAATCGTTAAAGCCCGCAACCTGAATAAAACTAGCGGCACCTTTATTAACACCATTATGAAGCACTGCCACAACGATGGCCGCATTCATGCCCACATTAACCAAATCCGCTCTGACGACGGCGGCACGGTATCGGGGCGCATATCCATGTCCAACCCCAATTTGCAACAAATCCCTGCCCGCGACCCAGAACTTGGCCCGATGATCCGTAGCCTGTTTCTGCCGGAAGAAGGCGAACAGTGGGCGGCGATTGATTTCTCGCAACAGGAACCACGCATCTTGGTGCATTACTCATATGTCTATGGCAAAGCCCGCGGCAAACAGATGGCTGGCGTGGAAGAATTTGTCGATGCCTACCGCAACGACCCAGATATGGACTTCCACACAATGGTGGCGGAAATGGCTAACATCCCGCGTAAGCAAGCCAAGACCATCAATCTGGGCATGATGTATGGTATGGGCGTGAACAAACTGTCCGACCAACTAGATATTGATGTAGATGAAGCCAAAGGCCTTGTCCGGCAGTATCACGACCGCGTCCCGTTCGTCAAAGGCCTGATGAATGGCGTCCAAAATCGGCTCAACGACCGCGGCTCAAGCGGCTCTATCCGCTC